TGATAATGTTGTTGAAACTACTGGTGTAGATATTATTGGTAACCAAACAGTTACTATTACGATGAGGGAAACTAAACTTAATGGAGCTCCTCAGCATAATCATTCAGTATATCATAGTATTCCTGGACAGACAGTTTATATTTCTGAATCATCTGGCGATAGATATCTACAAGATTACCGTTTGGGATCTGGAAGACTAACTAGATGGTTCCCATCAGGTGGACAAGTATTCACTCACAAGCATGGTCTTTTGAGACAACCAAATACTGATAATACAGTTGCAACGTATGATGTTCTGGATTACAGTGGTGGTGCTGGTGGTTCAGGTACTATTAAGGATCCAACAGTTCCTGAGACAGAACAATATTACCTCGCATCTGGTGAAACTGGAGCTGGTACATATGAATTTTTAACATATATTCCAAACCCGATATCTCTTATTTTTACTGGTGCATCGGTTATTGGTGGGAGAACAATCAATACTGGTGGAACACCAATCTATGACTTTACAGATGAGTGGTCATTTACTACTCCTGGTGGACCATATAGTATTAATTTGGGAACTATTACAGGAGGAACTCCAGATAATTTAATTATTGAAGCAGTTGGTGGTGGTGGATCAGGTGCTGCTGGTACAGCAGGTGGAAATACTGGCGGAAATACTATTGTTAAAATTGGTGATGGATCTAAAGTATGGTTGACCGCTTCAGGTGGTGGCGGTGGTGGAGCAACTGCTGGTCTCTCTGGTGGTGGCGCTGGTCCTGCTGGTACTGTAAATAATGCGGGATCTGAAAATTTCCCTGGATTCCCTGGTATTGCTGGTGGTATTGGAATTAATGGTGTTGAAGGAAACGGTTGGCCAGCAGTTGATTATGCAAATAATCCAAATGGTGGAGGATATGGAGTTCCAACAGTTTACACTCCACTTGGAGATTCTACTGCTGGTATTAATGTATTTGTTGGTGGTCAGAGTGGAACATACAATCAAACTCTCAATAGTGATGGATCTTTTAATTTCGCTAGCGTAGGAAATCCAACTTCAGCAACATTTGTAATTGCTGGTGCTGTAGGTGGATCTGCTCGTGGTGGATATAGTGGTGCTGGTGGTGGAGTTTTAACTGTACAACTTAAGACAGACCAACTTGACACGATGAAGTCTTATGCTTGGAGTATTCAAAAAGGTAATTCAGGTAATTCAGGTAGTTCTAATAATAATCCTCCAGCTGGTGGTACTGCATCACACTCTGGTAGAGGCGGCACAGGTGGTTCGGGACATAATGATGCTGATGGTGGATCTGGAGGTGCCTCATCTATTCTAATGAGAGGATCTCAAATTGTTGCTGGCGCTGGTGGCGGCGGCGGAGCAGGTGCTACTGGTTATGATGGTGGTGCTGGTACAAATGGCAGCGGTCCCCCAGTAGGTCTACAAGCAACAACGTCTGCTCTAGGTTCTGGACAAGGCGGCACTGGTGGTGCATATGGTTGCGTCGGTGGTGGCGGCGGAGGCGGTGGCGGTGGCGTAGCTCGCAACGGTCTGACTTTTGGTGGTAACGGCAACGGTGGTGCGTCTGGTGGTCCTGGCGGTGGTCCTGCTGGTGATGGTGGTCACGGTGGTGGCGGTGGTGGAAACTCTGGGGTTAGTTCTTACAGATCTGATTACTTCTCTTCTGGAAGTCTCGGAACACATTATGGATCTGGTTATGGTTCTGTCAGTGTTGCCTATAATGATGATTATTGGACTCCTGGTGGAGGTGGTGGTGGATCTGCTGGTGCATTCCAAGGATCAGTTGAATGGAGTAAATTAGATAGTCCTGGTTCTATCCAAGTTTGGGTTGGTGCAGGTGGATCAGGTGTCGGAATGGGAGGAACTACAACAGGCACCACTTCATCTGGTGGTAATGGATATGTAAGAGTTGGTTTAGGTAAAATTATTGGATATGAAGGTGGATTTACATCTACTACAACAGGTGATGTTCTCGCTGAAGGATCTCAAGACGCCAATAATTGGGACGTTAACATTTATGGTAATGGTGATGGTACTGGAACTGCTGGTAACTTTAAACTACCAGAAAATCAAGTTCCTACTGTATACATTGTTGGTGATGGAACTGGTGCAACAGCAACTGCATCTATTAGTGGTGGAAGAGTATCAGCATTAAGTGTGACCAACAATGGTGTTGGGTATACTGAAGTTCCTCATGTTTATGTAATGAATGGTGATGGATCTGTTGCTGTGGGTGCAGCAACAATTGATCCAGCTGCTGGAACAATTGCAACATTACAATTAGTTCCTGGAACTTCGCAAAGATATACAAATTATGTGAAGTTTGGTGGCAGCAGTGCATCTAACCCAACTAGATTTGTCACAACAATTCCAGTTGATACTGAAGATGGTGAATATTTCTCTATTAAATGTTGTAGAGGAAATGGTGTTAATGGTGGTGACATCCCAGAAGAAGTTTTAAGAGCATATTACAGATTAGAAGGAACAACTACATGGGTTCTTCTTGATACTATTGTCAATCCAAATGCTTCAAGAACAGATCCTATTATTGGAAATGTCCCTGCTATATCTCAATCATGGGATGGAACTTCTGGAAATACTAAGTGGTACACATATTCTGTAGCGTTGCCAACTCAGGCAAGACAATCAAATACTCAATTTAAAATTGAGCAACCAAGGGCTGCAGCAAATGCTGCAAACGATAATGATGGAGATAGTGATCATTATGGTATTGCTGAGTTTATTATTTGGAATTCAAAAGTATCTGAACTAGTATTTGTTGAATCTCCTGGTGCTGTCTCTAAACCGTTGGTTGATTCTCTTAGTTATACTATTCAAGGTGAGACTGGTCCTGGTATCACATATAGTTCTGGTCTTGGGGCATCTGATGCTAGATTGACACTCAAGTCAACTACTAAAATTGAACCACAGGGTGTTATTGATCCAGATTATCATATTCCTATGCTACACCCATACAGACTATGTAAATATCTAATCAAAGCGTTCTAAATATACTTGGAGACTAATATTAGACAGTATGTCAACCTATAATTCAGCTGATATTCCTGTGTTACAGGTGCAACTAGATGTTATTCAGCAAGAGATTACTTACAACAGCATTGCAAAGACTATTCCTGAGTCTTATTGGACTGACGAACTAAGTCCTGTGTTGTATCCTTTATGGGATAGTGATAAGGATAAACTTATCGCTTTTAATTATTACAGTAACAACACATATCATGCTAAACGTAGAAAGTATGTGAAGAATTTTAAGACTGGTGAGTTTGAGTGGAAAGATTATGAAATGGAGCAGGTTGATACTGCTGAGGCAGCTGCCTTAAAAGATAAACTAGTTGAAGCATTTTATCTTCTTGATTCTATTGCTGAAGATGATTATCAAAAGCAACTAGCAAGGATGTATTCCGTCCAAAAACAAGTTTCTCCTTTAACAGTTAGAATTGCAAGAAACTTTTTACTTGACGAAACTGATTGGGCAATGGTTGCTGACGCTGGTTTATCTGAGGAAGATAAAGCATTGTACACTAAGTACAGAAATAAACTAAGAGACTTAACTGATTCTACTGAGTTCTCTACTAATGTTGAAGCAACTAAATTCCCTATTTCTCCCGAGTTTTTCAAAAAATTATATTCCATTGAGAACACAGGTGAAGAGTATTTGGAGACGCCAACACAATTTCTCGCTTTAGGAAAACATTATCTTAAACAGTTTAGAGATAGAATTGCACAATACATGGTTCTTAAATCTCTCACAGAGAAGAATTATTTTGATACATTAATTTCAGAATATCAAAGTGTCAAGGTCCAGAGTGCCAATACTCCATCTGGTGCAGAAAGCGAAGACTTGACGGAAGAGCAAATTGAACAAAGAAAAGAGTGGTTAGAAAATCTAATTACTCATGCACAGAGTGAACTAGATAAAGACGGAGAGACGCCATGATTATTGAAGGTAATGAGTTACAAGTATATGATCTAGTTGCATCATATGCTCAAAGATATCAATGTTCATGTTTATATTTTGATTTAGTGAAGTATAATGCATTAGATGCTTCTAAGAAAGCAACTGTAAATGCATTTTATGCCGAATTCATTGAAGATTATGTATTGGATATTATAAAGCAGGGAACATTTAATACAATTAAATTCCCTGACGAGGATCTTGCGACACTTAATGCATCTTCATGGTTTCCACGTATCAACTATTGTCCTGATGAGGATCATTATATTCCTGCATATGTTGTAGATGCATATGGTGATATTGTGTGGGAAAATGCTGCAGAAGTAGAGGGTTGACATCCACTGACAGTTGTGTTATGGTAGGAAGACACCAGTGAGATAGTGTCTTTAAGTAATGAAAGTGCCGACGCGACCAGAATTGATGCATATGCAAT